TTTTCTTTCGGGGTCATTAAATAAAGTCCATAAAACAAAAGCACCAGTAATCCAGCTCTTACCAACTCCCCGAAACGCCTGTATCTGTAGTCGCTTGGGACCATTCTGCAAGTAATCAGCAATCGCATATTGCGCCCTCGTAGGTGCAGGCAACCCTAGCTCATGCCAGAGTGCCTGTAGAAACATTTTAAAGTCTTGTCTAAGTAATTGTAAACTATTCATTTATTCTAATATGTCGTAGTCGTATCCCCATTCTGCTGGATTATCCATATCACTTATAAGACGTACGTCAGGAGGTACATTTGGATCTGTTTTTAGAAGTGATGCTATTTCGCCTGCTTTACCGGGTTGTTTTTTATAGCCTGCTAATGCGTCTTTTAAAGCTTTTCTCCAATCTTGTGGGTTTGTTTCTCTTGGTATATGACCTATAAGTTTTAATCTACCATTATCTTGCAACTGTTTTATAGTTATTACATCAAGTATTTTGTCAAAGCCAACTAAGAGTCTTTTACCATCTGGAAATACAAAATTTTTGTTTTTATAGATTTCGTTTTCTATATTTGTCTTAAGTTTACCAAACTCTTCTCCACGAACTATCATTAAGTTTTTAGTATCTCTAGGCTTAAAGTTAGGAACTATACCATACTTCGGGTTCCATAAAGGTGAGTTCTGAGCATTTATGTGTTCAACAAAAATAAAACCTTTATTTGTAGCATACTTTCGAGTATCTCCCATAATTTCAAAGTATTTTACAGGGTTTTGTTCTCTTAATTCTTTTAATAGTCGTCTAAGTATAGCATTATTAGCTTTAGAAATTTTATAAACTCTATCTGAATACCATTTAGCTTTAGTACTTCTATTTACATTCCAACGTAACCGTTTAAGAATTGTCTCGTTTCTTTTTAATAGATCGTATGGAACATAAGTGTTCTTACTAATACTCCATCTAAAACCGACTTCACTTGGATTACCAGAACTATCTGTATATTTTACAGTTCGTGGACCTTTAAATCCAGTTGTAGGTCTGTCAGGATTCCATTTTGCTTTATAGCCTTGACTTGCACCCTGAGACTGTTTAAAGTCATCAAGCTTCATGACTATATCTTCAGCGTCTTGTAGGACTCCTTGATCTTTTAACTGTTTTAGTAGACCTCTATTGCTTCGTTTGTATACAGAATAGGCAAAGTTTTGACTCTTTTGTGGTATAGGTTGTTGTGGTGTTATGCCTTGTAACTGAGCAGTAAGTTTAGCTTTCAAAGCTGACTTAGCAGTAACATCTTCTATTGCTTCTTGTGCTATTAAATTAGCATCTGCACCTTGTTTTGCTTTATACGCTTGAAATGCTTGGTCTCCTTCTTGAAAAGCTTTTTTAGATTTACCTATATCTATCTGTCTGCGAATTGTTTGGGTAGTTCCGCCAACAGCTCCACCAACACCAAATGCTGTAGCAGCTTCAAGAGGGTTTAATAAACGTTGCTCATCAATTCCTACACGTGTCTGTTCACTAACTAGACCTGTAAGACCTCCACCAACTAATCCACGTTGTATACTGCCTGCTTGACCTACAACTTTACTGACACCTTTGCTAGCTCCTATATTCATAAATGGTATTGCACCCATTCCGCCAGAAGCTATAACTTCGCCCCAGTTAATCTCATCGTTACCGTAAAGGTGCTTTTGTACTAAATAATTAGTGTAAGCACCCTGAGCAAAATTAAGACCGCCGTAAATAAGAGCACTTAAACCACCAGTCTTAGCTAAAGTTAAAGGATTAAGTAAACCAGCAGTAACAAAGTCAAAACCTACACCGCCACCTACTTCAACTCCGACTCCAGCTAGACGTGTTTTTAAATCAATCTTAGATTCTTCATCAGTCATTATTGAGTACCATTCGTTAGTGATAAGTCACGTTTTGCTTCATTACTATTGATTTTTAGACCCTCAATTAAATCGTTAGTGAGTATATTATGTTCATTCTGGACTGAATCTAGATCTGTTCCTCTAAAGAAATCAGAACGTAACATTTTTGTTGCCCCGGGCTGCGGTTTTTTCACTATCTTACCATCTAGTACATAAACTTGGTCGCTAAACGTTTGTTTTCTTAAAGCAAACATTTCGTCTGATTCTCCTTCTAGCTGTGTTATACGATTAGAGGATCCTTTTATTTGTAAATTTTCTATGTTATCTTTGATTCTTTCTATCTCAAAAACTTGAAACTTACTTGGATCAGTAGGATCACCAATCCAGTTACCATGTCTGCCAGCTCCCCATAGACCTGCTTCTGGTGCTTTCCAATCTTTTCTTTCTATGTCAACCTTTCCACCATAATCTAAATTAAAACGATCTCCTACTTTAAAATCTCTTACCTCTCCAGTATATGGGTTTTGGTATTGCCATCTATTTTTATTTATCCATTCTGCTACGTGGTTATCTTTTATTGTACCACCTTCCATAACCATAATTTCAAAATTTAATTTAGCTATGCGATCGTTTAATTTCAGATATTTTTGTTTACTGCCTATACTAAGATAGTTTTCACTCATATTATTGCGTTCAGCCTCTACTTTAGCAAGCGTTTTTTTCAACCCTTCTAAACGTCTTTGTTTTCGTGCTAATACACTTGCACTAAGATTAATTTGTTCTTGTGTTCTACGGTTTCCCATTAATTTATGTGTGATAAAATTGTATCCTCTCGGTCTGTGATACCGAATGTCGACCTCATCCAGTCTTTCCAGTTTTTACTACCTTTTTCCTGATTGCATCGTCGACAAGATGGAACGACATTCGCTGTTTCATCTCTACCCCCTTTGCATTTTGGGCGTACATGGTCGATAGTAAGTTGTTGTAATTCATAAGTTCCTCCACAATAAACGCATTGACAATTAAAGTGCTCTTTGATAGCTCTTCTCCAGAGCCTTTTAGATTCTGAACTCGTCATGGTTATTAAATTGTGTAAATAGTAATCAGGGTTAGGTAGTAATGGGGTCATGCTTTCTTAGTTCTGCTTTTTCTGTTAACTTTTGCTGAGCACGTCTTTCCTTTAGTAGTGCTACCTTTTGCGTGGCAAGAGTCTTTACCGTCTCTGTTACCGTATGTGCCAAGTTTTCTATTAAGTTTGTTTGCATTAACTCTAATTGCTAGACCTTTTTTAGTTTTGTTGTATGCCTTCTGCTGGGTAAGACGTTTCTTCCGAGCTTTAGGGTTTTTCTTGTAGTATTCAGACGTTTTTGCCATATACTTTCCTCTTAACGAGTGAAGGGTCGACAGTAGGTAGAAGTTTATTAAGCTTATCTAAAGGGCTACCCTCGAAAGCTACACCTGTAATGTCATTGGTTTTTAACCAGTCACAAGCTGCTTTTAAATCTTGCGTAGTTGCTTCTCCGCTTTTTATTCTATGCAGAAAGTCCTCTGTGACAAGATAGTGTAACTCATTAAAACTCTCTTCAGTTGCTTTTTTAGGAATGATTCTTGTGTTAGTCATCTTTTTTTATTTGTAAGTCTTTACGATTAAACTTTACATTATATTGTAAGTTTTTATTTATACCTAAAAATTTAGATATATCATATGCGTATGCAGCTGGTGCTCCGCCTTCTGCTAGATCAGTTGTAAAACCTCGTAAAGGTTTGTGCCTTGTTTCGTCAACATCATATGTATCAGTCAGAGTATACCCACCTTGCCCATCAGGTGTAAATTGTACATGACCTAAAGACATGTGAGTTTCTGGACTTTTATTATAAAGTTTTAATAAATTACTTTTTGGGTTGTACTTTGGATTAGGGTCACCCTTTTTACCATAATAGCCATCTTTTAAAAGAAACTGATTTTGCCTCTCAGGGTACTGGTTATCTAGATGTGCTTCAATAACTTCTTTTCTAACTTTATCTGGTAATTTAGTTTGTGATTGGGAGAAATACGGGAATTAAATATGAAAGTAATAATCTCCATGTCTGGTCTTAGCAGTAGGTTTGCTGTTGCTGGGTATGATATTCCAAAGTTTATGATTGAGGTTGATGGTAAAACTGTTATCCAACATATTGTAGAGTTATATCCACAAGATTCTGAATTCCTTTTCATTATTAATGATGATCATGCTAAGGATGAGAAACTTTGTAAGTACTTAGATGAATTAGATATAGATCGTTTAACTATTTGTTCTGTTCCAGTTCATAAGAAAGGTCCAGTATATTCTATTGAGCAATATCAACATCATATTGAGGATGATGAGCAGGTTATAATAAATTATTGTGACTTCTCAATGTATTGGGATTATAATGATTTCGAGCAGTTTGTAAATGAAACGGAATGTGATGGTTGTGTAGTATGTTATACAGGATTCCATCCGCATATGTTGGGTGGTGATAATTATGCTTTCTGTAAAACCGAGGAGAACAATAAGATTGTAGAGATTAGAGAGAAGGAACCCTTCACCAATAATAAGATGGGTGAGTATGCTTCTACTGGAACCTATTATTTTAAGAAAGGTAGTTATGTTAAGAAGTATTTTAAGGAATTAATCGAAAAAGATATTAATATAAAGG